TTTCAATCTTTCGCCTTTGATTTCGCAACAGCACCCATCGAGTCGCTTGGTAAGCAAGTCCTTAAGACTTACAACGACGCAATGATCGTTTCTAAAAAGAGTGGTTGGATGGCTTATTTTAAATATAAAAATAATGCTTTCTTTGCCGCTTGGAATGATCAAGTGTTGCCAGTACCCTGTGAGGGGCTGGGTCTTATCAATCCCAAGTGTTTATTCGGTGGTGTGTTTTACAAGTTTCTGGGAGTTCTCAATAGAACTTCTCAGATGCGTGACTTTTCGCTATCCATCCTTCAATGTAAGAAGGGTATGCCCCGCCCAACTGATGATATGGTTGCGGCGGCGGAGTATAAATCAGCTATGACGATGACTACTGAGAAACCTCAGGTCTCTTTCGAGATTGAGGTAACTCCGTGGACTGAACTACCCGAGGTTCGGGTGGTCCACAAGTATGATCGTCACTTCATGGAACGTCAATTGAGACGAACCACGAAGGAACTGTTTAAAAACTTCGACCTACCTCTTGCAGCTCTTTCCTATTACGTCTTTCCTTCCACTTCTGCAAATTATAATATGAGCAGAGGGAAGTATGGCGCTTTGGGAGAGCTACAAAGATTATTCCGCAATGGTTCCATCCGTCGTGAGACAGATGACCATCAAGGTTTGATCAGGTGGGAGCATAAGATGACTCAGCTGTACGATTATGTCAGTGAGTATTATGGTGCGAAAGGTGCAGCAGACCAAGAGACAGAGCGTCTCCTGGAAACTTGCAAAGAAGTCATAGGGTGTGAGTTGAACGACACTGATTTTCTACAAGTTTGGCGTAGATTCTTCTGGCGTTGCGTTAGTTACGCAATGACGGAGGAACCCCTCGTCAAAGTAGTCGGGCTGAAAGAAGCCCTGAAAATCCGATGTATCTCCAAGGGTCCCCCGGTGACTTACTTCGTGCTGAAACCGATTCAGAAAGCTTTATGGTCTGAATTAAATAAGCACTGGAATTTTGAACTTACCGGACAACCTATCACCGAAGAACTCATGAACGAGCGTTTCGGAGGTGAAATCAATGAAGACGACCGATTCCATTCGGGCGATTACGCTTCTGCGACTGACGAACTCTATTCTTGGTGTTCGGAAGCCGTCGGAGACGAATTGTTCGCGTGTTGGGACCGGAAATCTGGTTTCTCTCACGAACCACTTAAAATACTTTTCACGCGAGCCCTTACGGGGCATAGCTATGAAATCACACATCCTGATGGTAGTGTGACTATAGAAAAGCAAAAACGTGGCCAACTCATGGGTTCTATAGTTTCCTTCCCTGTTCTCTGCATTTGCAACATTACTCTAATAAGAGTCGCCTACGAAAGATCACATAATGTGGTCGTTCTGATCAAGCAATTAAAAGCTTGGATTAACGGTGACGATTGTTTAACCAGATATACGGACCTTTCCTTCCCAGTTTACTGGAGAGGATTGGGATCTGTTATGGGTTTTAGTGAGTCTGTTGGTAAAACCTATGATTCCAAGACGATGTGTTCTATCAATTCTCATTTCTTCTATCGCGAGAGCGGTAGTCAGACGTGGGAGATGATAAAGTACGTGAATCTTGGATTACTCAAAGGTATGAAACGCAGTGTAACTGATCGGGACGAGAAGAATCCTACGGATTTGGGCGTGGCCCACCGTGAGTTGATGAAACTTGTTCCTGGAGGTTGTCGATTGGCTGTTCATAACTTGTTCCTTTACTACAACGCT